ATAAATTATTATACACGGATACAGATGCTACAAAATTTAGATATAATGATTTCTTAAACTGGAAGAATTGGGCAGAAAATGAAAAAATAGTTGTGCCTCATCATAAGGAGGTGGAAGAAATAGACCCAAGATATAAAAACCATCTCATATATCAAGCAGATAGTAAAGTATTCGGTTCATTTGAAGATGAATTAGAAGAAATGACAGGTGATGATTATAAATTCTATTGTTTGGAAAAGAAATCGTGGTGCTACTCGGCAGATGGTGATGCGAAATATAGATTTAAGGGAATAAATGACAACGCACAAATACTCACTCTACAAGAAACATTTTTAACAGAAAAATATAAAATAAAACCAAATATAGAGCAAGATGTTCATAAGTTTTACATCAATAATAAGCATAATGCTATTGGTGAAAAGAATCAAGTAAGATTTTTTGAAAAGTTATATAGCGAAAAAGAGGTATATGTGCTCACAAGCGCGTTTAGAAAAATAGTAAAAAATAATAACAGAAATGTGTATTACGATGAAAGCGATAGATATAATCATTTAATGAATAGTGTTCAAGTGAAATATGTAGTAAAGAAATTAAGTATTAAATCATAATATGGTCAAATGAAATACCATAACCCCCTTCAAAGTTTGATAATAGATGAGCATTTACACTATTACCAAGCATTCCCAAAGGAATGAATGACGCAATTTTTCCAAGCGTAGAGAGTTTATTTTTTCTAACTTCAGGATTTTTTGTAAATCGCCCCATAATGTTATATAACGCATCACTACTATTATAAATGCGATGATTTCGTGTGTCATTTCTAAATTTAGATAAATCAACAGCAGGATTATAAGAAATACCCTCTTTTATATATCCTCTATCAATTAACTCATCTAAAATAGCACCACCTAACGAGTGCCCAACACCATAATAATTATAATGTCTTGGTTTAAATTTTCGTTGAATATCTTGAATTATTCGTTCATCTTCTTTAAAGCGTGATGAGTTAGGAAGACCTGAATATATAATTTGTAAATCTGCTTGAACATCACGCCCATCTGCCGTTCCTCTTATAGCAACAACAATATCTCTATCTTTTAAATATGCTTTTATACCGTTGCTATAAGGTTGTAATAATGACCAACCATCAACTTTTTTAGCAGGTGTCTTTTGGTATGCTTGATTTTCCATATCATACATTACTTTATTTGAAGGCATTCCGTATCCGTCCCACATTTCTTTATTCATATCAGTTATATCCATAATATAAGGCATTCTATACTTTACCATAAGAAATTAAATATAATAAAGCGCCAATAAAATAAAAACAACTACCAATAAAATAAAAAACCGTTGCTAAATAATCTATATCCATTTATATATATGAATACTTTTTATTTAGAAGAATCACCACTCGCAAATAAAAAATTAAGAATTAATCTTCCAAATGGAAAACATATTGATTTTGGGGCAAGAGGATATGAAGACTTCACAACAACAAAAGACACAGCAAGAAAGGAGCGTTATTTAGCGAGACATAAGAAAAGGGAAAACTGGAACGACCCGTCAACTGCTGGATTTTGGAGTAGATGGTTATTATGGAATAAACCGACAATAAGAGCATCTATAATAGATTTAGAAAATAATTTTAATATTAAAGTATTAACGCAGTAAGTATCAACAAATTAATTCGTTTGAATAATAATATTTTAATATTTATAGAATATATAGAAATGAAAACAGTTAATTTAGGCGTTTATGATATTTTAAAGAAAAATGAAGAAAATTCATTATATGACATTCTTTTGTGTAAGGAATGTTTATGTTCGTGTTTAAGAAATAATTTTAGCAGACATAAAAAATCACCTAAACATTTAGCTAAAACTGATAAAAAAGATGAAGGTTTAGAATTAATTAAAAAACACACCGTCTTTTGCTAATCTTGAAGAATTATAGCGAGATTTAGGAGGTTGTAATGGCGAATATGAAATAGGCATAATACCACGACCAATTGCGTGAGTGTTAAAAGGCGCTTGACCAATATAACTCCCACCTAAATAAACATTTTTATCTCCTTGCCTAATTCCTCCTTTTCCTCCAATAAGTTTAGGCGTTAAAAAAGGATATTCCTGAAATTTAGAATCCATTTTGTAATTAATCCATCTTGACATTTTTATATTATAACATAATATTATTATTTTTTTATCTTTAGTAATATTATAAAATGAGTTTTTACGATATGTATCCTATGGGCGGAATGAGCGTTGGAGGTTTTCCTATTGGAGGAGGTGGGACGAAAGAATCGGCAGCGAAAGGTCGTGCTAAACAGATTGCTAATATTGTTGCTCTTGCTCAACAAGGTTTAACACCACAACAGATTGCTCAAGAATACGCAACAAGATTCCCTACCGCAAAAAAAGCACCGATGACAGCAGAACAACGAGCACAAAGACGAAATGAATCTATTGTAGAAAGAGCATTAGCAATTCAAGAAGGGACTTATTCCCCAAAAGCACGACGACCCGCAGGGCAATTCTCTACACAAAAATCTGCTCTTCTTAAACGAATGAAAGCGGGACGACCAAACGCTGATGGGACTGCTAAATTTGATGTAAATGCTTTGGCGCAAGTTAGTGATGCTTTAGCAACTTTAGGTTATGGTATTTACAATATGGAAACAGGCGGTGATTGGGCAAGTGATTTAATGAAAGGTTTTTCTATCCCTCTACAGATGGCGGGTCAAGTTGCGCAGACCGCAGCGCCATTTCTCCCCTTCTTTATGTAAGTATCACGATGTATAAGTTTTTGAAAAATAGTAAAGTTTTTTAGAAATATATGAAGTTTTTTTAAATTATTATATGTGTATTTATATATAATAATGTCAGTTAATTTTGTTGGTCAAGGAAAAGCAATCGCGAATATTTATGATGATGAAGAAAACATCATTAAACAAGTATTTTATGATGAAGATGAGAAAGGTTTAGAAAAATTACGATTACAAGATGGTTCTCACTTTTTTCCAATTATACCTGACTGGCAAGAAGATGAGCAAGTTGATAGAATTTATGTGTGTGGTGAAACTGGGTGTGGTAAAAGTTCATTTATTCGCGAATATATATTAAAATTCTTACAATTCTATCCAAAAGCAACATTATTATTATTTAGCAGTAAAAAAGAGGATAAATGTTTAGATGTAATAAAACAAATTAAGCGCGTGCCTATAGATGATGATATATTTCATAATCCGTATACATTAGAAGAGATAAGCAGTAATTCTAAACCAACATTATGTATATTTGATGATATTGAAGATTTTCCTAATAAAAAGATAAATAAAGAAGTTGAAAGATTGCGTGATGAAATTATGAGAAATGGTCGTAGCTACGGGATTTATAGCATTTTCGTTCATCACAATCCAACAGATTACAAAGCGACTCGCAATATGATATTTGAAGCAAATAAAGTTGTTATATTTCCAAAAAGAAGTGGTAAAGGAACATATAATTATTTACTTGAGAAGAAACTGCTCATAAGCAAAGAGCAAATAGAATTAATAAACAATTTAAAAAGTAATTATGTGTGTGTAGTTAAACAAATTCCAAAATGTATTATCGCAGATAAATATCTAATGTTATGTTAAGATGCCTTTCATAAATTTAACACAAAATTTTAAAGAAGATTTAACAAAAATACCTTTAAATATGCTACAATTACAAATGCTAAACCCATACGCTAATGTTATAAAATATACTGATTTATATAATTATGATACAATAGAAGATGCTTTTGAAGGGAAAGAGAAATTAGTATTATTATATTTAATCCAAAATGAAAAATCAGGGCATTATGTAGGGATGTTTTATAATAGTGATGGATTAAATTATTTTGATTCTTATGGTATGAAACCAGATTATGGATTTGAATTATTAACTCCTGAAAAAAGAAAACAACTAAATGAAGAACAAGATTATTTAAATAATTATTTACTTAAAGACCATACTGTGATATATAATAATATAACATATCAAGGAAGAGAAAAAGGAACTGCTACTTGTGGTTGTTTTGTATCGCATCGTTTAGCAAATTCACACTTAAATGATGTTCAGTATTGTTCTATATTTGTGAATAGTGGAAAAAGACCCGATGATTATGTTGCCGAATGGTGTTTTAGCAAATTAGCAAAATTTTAATATCTTTTGTTATAATAAATGAGTAATAATGATGTAGTGTATTACAATATAACTTTGGGAAACAACGACCCTGAATCTGCTGGAATACTTGACTATTCTAATCTACCCGCTAATGTAGATGCCTACAACAATCAACCTATTTTGGAAAATCCTAACGATTATTATGCTTCAATTATTCGTTTTACTATACCCGCTATTAATGTGCCTCTTTTAACATTTTTAGTTCAAACAAATCAACTTGATATAGATTTAGGTGTGTATTCTTTTACTATTATTAAAGATTTTAGCAATAATTTACCAACTGGTCAAGCATCTTATTCTGCTACATCTAACCCTGTATTTGTTAGATTTCAACCAACTGTATCTGTTAAACCAACGCAACTACCAAAATCACCTGTAGGCAATTCGCAAGAGGTTTCTCCTTATTATTTAGTTTATGATTATACAACTTTTATTGCGATGTGGAATGTAGCATTAGCAACCGCACATAATGTTTTATACCCTCTTTCTACAACACCTCCATTTTTTAAATATGAACCTACAACACAACTTATTACTTTATATTGCCCTGTAATTTATCAAGCAGATAATTGTGCTATTGGAATAGATAATCAACTCATACCTTACACTTTAGGTTTAGCTAAAATAAATTATAATGCTAATGGTGCTAATTTAGCAAATGGTTTAGATAATGTGATTATACCAAATTACGATGTTCTTAATAAAAATAATATTTCTATTGCTTCAACTCTCACTTATTACGCGAATGAATACCAATATAACTCATATGGATACTGGAATTTCTTGAAATCTATGCTTATCACTACAAATATGAATGTAGCAAGTGAGGCAGTATATAATTTTAATAACGCAAGAACAATTACAACAAATAGTGCTGGTTCTAAAAATAACTCTCAAAATGTGAATTTCGTGAATATTTTAGAAGACTTTATCCCTGATTTAGCAATTCCAAATGGCGCAGGAGTATCAAATGCTATATTTACCTATTTTGCGCAGAGTCTTTATCGTATTTTTACTTTTAATCAAAAAACTCCTTTATATAAAGTTAATTTAGCAATTTCTATCGTTGATGTTTATGGCAATATATATCCTTTAACAATACCGAAAGGACAATTAGCGAATTTTAAAATAATGTTCATTAGAAAAGAAATATACGCTTCTATGAACAAAAATTTAAATTAACATCTTTTATAATATTTTTATCTTTATAGATATTATAAAATGGAACAACCTCGTTATGCCCGTTTGTTGGATAGTCGTCTTGAAGCGTTGAGTGAGAACCGTGTTTGCTATGTGTTGAAAGAGGGCGCTGCGGTTCAGTCTTTTGTGCCTCTTGTCGCCTCGTCTTTTTCTAATCAGTCAATTACTTTTAATCTCAATAATATCGCAGATTTCACAGCGCGGGATTCAAGACTTGCTATTCAATTGACTGCTCGTGTGGTCTTAAATTTTACTAACACTACTGGTTCTCCTATTAAGGCAATTACTGGAGATAATTTTGGTAATAAACAGTTTCCCGTTAATCGTGCTTTTTCGTCTATTCAGCACCAGATTAATCAAGCAAGTTATACATTACAGACAAATGAGATACTGGATTCTATCACTCGCTTAAATCTTCTTCCAAGTGATTGTAATTTCTATGAAAATACTATGCCAGATTTGCTTGATTCTTATGGTGTTCCCGCATCAGGTTGTAATTTTTCTCCTCTCCAACCTTATAATGTGACGCTCGCAGGTGATGGTGTTTATAAACCACGAACTCTTCAACTTGATGTGTCGCAGAATGATATTTCGGGTAATTCTACTGGTCAGGTTGTTATTACTGCTACTTATTATGAACCGCTTATTTCTCCGTTTTGTAATGTATCAAGTGATGATGCTCGTGCTCTATACGCAATAACGGGTGAATTAATCACAATTAACTTCGTGCCTGACTTGTTTAACAATATGTTCGCATACGATATTCCAACTGGTCTTACTCTTTCTTCTTCTTCGGTTGATTTAACGACAGTTAATCCCGTTCTGCGTTGTATTTATTTGACACCAAAAGAAGATACAATTGCGCAAGTCCCTCGTTCATCAATTTATCAGTATAATGATTATTCTATCTTCCAAAACACAATTGCTTCGGGAGTTGTTGCTGGTGGGACGCTAAGTGGTGTGAGTAGTCAGGTGGTCAACTTCACAAATTTACCTAGCAAGATTTTGGTCTACGCTCGTCTTTCTAATAATGCCCGAACAAGTGAAACTCCTGATAAATATCTCGCTCTTACTGGATTACAAGTCACTTTTGATAATGGTCTCCCGCAGTTGGCAGGTGCTACTCCTGACCAATTGTATGATATTTCTAAACGAAATGCTATTCAAATGCCTCGTGCTTGCTGGAAGCAGGAGGAACTTAACTCCGCTGTTTCTGCTACGCAAGGTGGTCTGTATGGTTGTGGGTCTGTGCTAATTTTAGACCCTGCGCTTGATTTAGGTATTCGCCCAAGTGATACACAAGGAAGTGGTGGGCGCTACATCTTTCAGGTTCAAAATGCTACATTTAAAAATTTTACTGAGACCAACTTTGGAAGTATTACACTTTATGTTGTTGGAATTAACTCTGCGGTTTTAGAGCGTGTAGGGTCACAATATAGAAATTATTTATTGACTACACCACCCGATATTATTAATGAAATTAAATCTCTTGCTCCTATTTCTTATAAAATGTATATGCGCAGTAATCACGCCAACTCGTTTTTTATGGGCGGGGGTATAGGTGATTGGTTTAAGAAAGCATATAATTTCGGCACTCGCTCTTATAATCAAGCGAAAGATTTGTTAGGCGAAGTAGAGAAAACTGTTAGTGAAGGTCAGGATATTTATAATAAGGTTAGGAAACTAACTGGTGGTGCTATGGATAGGGGAACTCGTCTATTTGGCGCAAATCCTCGTCCGCAAAAGCAACTTGCCTTTTATCAGTAAAATACTTTTTAGAAAACAATAAATACCTTTAGCTAAAATATTTTTATCTTATGATATAATATAAAAATGTCTATTAATACTCTGTTAAGTAATCCGTATATTATGAATCAATTAGTAGATGCGATTGATGCCCAGAGTGGAAATGTAGCAACTGTGAGCGGTCAAGCGCCTATTGTTGTTTCTCCTACTGCTGGTAATTGTGTTGTATCTCTTCCTATTGCTGGAACATATTCTGCTACAAATAATGTAGTAAAAGGTTCTTCTGCTACTGCTTTAGCGTGGGGTAGTGATGGTGATAGTTTAACTTTTAGCGCTCCTTTAGTAGATACAGCAGGTGTTGTTTCTCTTCCTATTGCTGGAACATATTCTGCTACAAATAATGTAGTAAAAGGTTCTTCTGCTACTGCTTTAGCGTGGGG